TCACCTTGAAAGCACGAAAAGTGCAGAAAGTTTAATAAAATTATCCAATTATAACGTAAGCGCAAAAATAAACGGAGAAGATTTAGCCATAAAATTCTTCGGCGAAGGGAGACCAAAAGATGTGTCAGTTTCTGGTGGCACAGTAGAGTTGGATTCACCTCCGCAAATAGGAGACTATTACTTCAATCTGTCTGCATCCGAAGTTTTTCAGTTTAAGCTTGGGAACGGGGCGCATTGGGTTGACGTTTCGGATGACTTAGATTCCGTTCCCACTGTCGAGTGGACTAATACGGAAATGAATACGGAAAACGGTTTTTCTACGACAAAGTATAAGACGGTTTACCTTGATGATAATTCCGGAACCGGAAGTAAAAGCGCATATCAAAACGGCGATGAAACAAAGGTGTCTTATGATGGTATCAGTTTAAAAAAGACTGTTTATACAACCAAAATGGGTACACCAACACAGCAAGAAATAGAATCGAAAATTCGCGTTGAAGAAAATGGGTATGATGCATCGCTAAACCCCATTTCGATAGTAAAAATTGATTCTGCCGTTTCTGCTGATGGCGATTTATCCGCAAATGGCTCGGTTAATGCAGAGGGAGACGGTGTTTTTCAAGGAGATATGGATTGCGGCGGCACGATGTCTGGAAATTCATTGGTAGTGAACGGAAACCAGCTCATATGCGGAAGCATCGTAAAAGAGCTAAGCTCTAATAGCATGGTTTTGATTATTTCAGCACCCGGAGTGAATCAAACAATGCCGGCATCTATGTGCAATGGAGATTTGGAATCGGCAGATTTTGAAATAGGAACCGTTGCCATAGCACCTACGAATCAAACGATAAGCGCAGTTGTTAGTAGTAAAACATTGGCAACAATTAGAGTTAATTATTCATATTGGAAAAAACTTTAAAGGAGGTAAATAATGGACAGTAAATATTCGATAAGCGAACCTCAAGAAGTGCTTTCTTCTGATTATTTAGGAACTTTTCTTATAAGGCAAAATGCTAATCAGTATGCTTGTAAGAAAAAAACGGATACAGAAGAATGGTGGGCGATTGGAATGATTGCTAATGACGGAACGTATTGGCATCCTCTGATTGTTTCAAACACAGAAGCTTATTGCTATTCATACAGTGATAATTACAATAACGGGAATCCGCTTTCTGGTAAAACAGCGAGATTTGATTATAACGGGACAACTTATTATGCTTCATTTGGTGCATATGGTTCTAATAACGTCGTGCCAACAAATGTTTCTATACCAGTATATTCAGAAACGAAATCTTCTGACATTCCGCATATGGCACAAATCCTTTTAGGACTGCATTTGCAGGAGGGGGGTACGTTGCCTAGCGGAAGCGATTCTTCTGGAAACTATCAAAAAGTCGATTATTTGAGAATCAACTGGGAAAACAAGTCTGAAAGCTTGAAAACTCCGATTGATAAAGGCAATCTTAATAAAATGGATAAAGCCATTGATGATTTGTGCAAAAACCTTGATGTTGCGCATACGGAATCGGAGGTTAAAAAGCTTGATAAATCGTCAGCAAATAAGCTTCTTTCCGAAACGCCAACATGGGATGCAGAAACAGGAATTTTGACGTTTAAGTTTTTTGACGGAACGAGTTTCAACGTTGATTTTAATGTCGAGAAAATCCCTGTTTCTTTTTCGATGGATAGTAATGGCGTTATCACAATGACTACCGATGATGGAACGGAGTGGACTGCCGATGTTAGTAAACTCATTCAAGATTACAACTTTAATAACGGTCTTAGAATTTCTTTTACAAAAACGAAAAATGAGGATGGTTATGAGGTTAGTGCAGATCTTGTAAAGGGAAGTATAACGGAAGAGTATCTTGAGGAGAATTATCTTGCAAATATAATTAGTAATGTAAATGCTTCTAACACCAATGCTTCCAACGCCGCTACGAGTGCTACAAACGCCGCTAACGATGCTAAATTGGCTCAAAGCTATGCGATAGGCAGTAGCGGTATTCGTGATGGAGAGGATACCGATAACGCAAAATATTATTCACAGCAAGCAAGTAAGGCAAAGCAGGAGATTTTAGATTCCATGAATATTGCTGGTCGTGGGCTTACCGTAGAATACGATGCAGATTCGCAAAGAAATGTTTTTGCGTTGGCGAGAGAATGTGTTCAGATTACAGATTGGAATACACAGTTTTATACGGGATTTTACGGAAGTAGCGTTTCGGCAAATGGTGTTCCTAGCGATGCCGCAAATTATGGGACTGCATTTTTTGGGATTGTATTGCAAGCTACGGACAGCGCAAATCGTTCTTCGGTTGTTTATCAAACCGGAATTGTTTATAAGAACAGCAGAACAGATTTTTCCGGAATTAAGAAGTACGAAAGGGTATATGCGCAGGGTCAGTGGTCATCGTGGGAGGACACAAACTCTTTTCGCGATGAAGATAAAACCAATCTTGACAATCTTGTTTTGCAAATTGGGAATCATTATGTGAAAAAAGATGTTCCTGCGGATGCACTATTTACAGACAGTTGGAGACCGCTCGGAACTGGTGCCGATGATGCGTGTGCCGGAAATGATGAAAGGTTAAGCAACAAGGTTACAAGTCATTCCGCTGTAGATTTTTCAGAGGCGGATACTCCAGAATTTAAAGGAAAAATAGATAATTTAATTACAACCGTTGATGGAATGGTAGAACTAGGGGATGACATTACCGACTAGGAGGTGCAAAATATGGAAATTCAATGGGTCACAGATAAAAACGGCAATGACTTTTATCCGGTCACTCACCAAAAAGCTGTTATCGTTGATGGGAGCAAAACGCTGGATAAAAAATTGTCAGAAATGGAATCTGACATAAGCAATAAGGCGAATCCAAGTTTGATTCCGACAAATGTGTCTCAGCTGACAAACGACAGCAATTATCAGACTGAAACGCAGGTGAAAAGCACTGTATCAAACGAAGTGGCTGACTTGCGAACAAATTTTGACAATTCAGTAGAACTTGGAGAAGATATTACAGATTAAGGAGGTAAACAATTATGGCTTATAAAACAGGATGGCTTAAAAAGGTAATTAACGGAG